CAGGAGCAGGACTTGGTATATTTGCCGCTGGTAGCCACTTACTTACTATTATTGGAACTACGTTCTATGACAATGGAGTTGCTAACTCTACCCCTGTCGATGGCGGGGATGAATATGACTGGATTTACTCAGTAGACGGTACTCAAGTATTCTTTAAAAATGAGAATCATGGGTATGTGTATACCATAGCCACACAGACCATATTAGACCTTCAGGGAACGATTACTACTCAAGCTGGTTCAACTGTTAACGGAAGCGCAGTAGTAACCCTAACATCGTCTAATACAGCAATTCAGGTTGGTCAAATTGTTACTGGAACTGGCATACCAACTGGAACATACGTATTAGCTATTTATGGCACAGCATTAACATTAAGTCAAAACGCTACTGCAAGCGGAAGCACTACATTAACATTTACCACGTCTTATCCTGGAACAACTGTATCAGGTGCTGTATTTGTGGATGGATATTATGTAGTCGGAACTCCTGCTGGACTGTTGTATAACAGCAACGTTGAAGACCCTACTACATGGCAAGCAATTAATTACATTGGAGTAGTATCCGATGCTGACCCATTATTAGCTATTGGTAGAACGGCTAACTACATTGTTACTTTTGGTTCCCATCACGTGGAGTTTTTTTATGATGCTGGAAGCTCTCCAGGAAGCCCATTTTTACCATACCAAAACAACGTATTGCAGGTTGGAGCAGCAGCAGAAGATTCTTTAGTGCAAATGGATAATACCCTTGTTTGGATGGCATCAAGTCATCAAAAGGGATTTCAAGTTTATGCTTTAGCTGGTCAAACACCACAAGTAGTATCTAATCAATACATTGAAAGAATCATCAATCGTTGCGACCCAGACTATGCTTATGCCTTTAGTATTAAGACTGCAGGACATTCTTTATACGTATTAACCCTTAGAGACATAGGGATTACCCTAGTATATGATTTTGCACAACAAGGCTGGACATATTGGACTTCTACTGAGAATAACCTAGAAGGGCAGTTTTTAGGGGCATTTTACGCAAAATACAATGATTTAGACCTAATCCAACATTATGTAACTGGTCAAGTATATCAATTTGACCCCAACACTTATGAAGATTATGGTAATCCAATTCAAGTGTTTGTTCGTACCCCAATTAGTGATTTTGGTAACAATGACAGAAAGTTCTTTGGCGATGTTCAAGTAATTGGCGATAAGATAGATTCTTACGCATTATTGAGATATACCAATGATGATTACCAAACATTCTCAAACTGGCAAAACGTTAATTTAAACGCCCCCAAATCTCAAGTATCACGTAACGGACAAGCTCGTAGACGTGCGTTTGACTTCCTTCACGCAGATAATGTACCATTGCGCTTAGAGTATTTAGAGTGCAACGTGGAACAGGGGGATACGTGATTTGCTACCAAGAAGAGACTTTTGAGCAAGTAATTGACGAAATTAAGCCATTACTTGAAGACCATTGGGAGGAGATAGCCCTACATAAAGAGGTTATTAAACTTAACCCAAACTATGAATTGTATGAAAAATTATGCAATTCTGGAATGATGAGGATTGTTACCGCTAGAGATGACGGTAAATTAATAGGTTATTGCATTTGTATTGTTAATTATAGTTTGCATTATAAAGACAGTTTAACCGCTACAAACGATATATTTTTCATATCTAAAGATTATCGTAAGGGCTTGACAGGTGTAAAATTGTTCATTAAGAACGAAGAAATTTTAAAAGGCTATGGAGTACAACGCCTTGTTATGAATACTAAATTGCACCATGATGTTGGTGCAATATTTGAACGTTTAGGATACAAAGAAACCGAACGTATGTTTGGAAAAATGATAGGATAGGATTATGGCAGAATCAACCGCAGCAGTCGGAGAAGTAATATTCGGAGCAGGTGAGGCTGGTGCTGGTGCAGCAGCAGCAGGAGAAGTAGGAGCAGCAGCCGTTACCGCAGCAGATGTAGCTGCAGGTGCCGCAACAGTAGGTGATGCTCTTGCTGCTGGTGTTAGCGTCCCTGAATTAGTATCTGCTGGAACAAGTGCTAGTGATTTATTAGCAAGTGGCGCTAGTGTACAGTCATTAATATCTGCTGGAGTAGACGCTGGCTCATTAGCTGCTGCAGGTGCTCCAGTTGGAGAATTGGTTGCTGCAGGAGCATCTCCAGAAGCTCTTTTATCCGCAGGATTTAGCGCACAAAACCTAGTACAAGCTGGTGTTAGTGCTCAAAGTTTATTGGGTGCTGGTGTTGATGCTGGAACATTATTGCAATCGGGTGTTGCTCCAGCGCAATTGTTGCAATCTGGAGTTAGCGCAGAACAGCTTGGTCAATTAGGAGTTACTGGACAACAATTAGCTTCTGCAGGTGCTACATCATCTCAATTGGCAGGTGCTACATCATCTCTTGAATCTCAAGCAGCAGCTTCAGGTGGATTTGGAATAAGTCCAACAGCAACTGGTGCTTCAGGAGGAATTAATCTTCCATCATTATCTTCTTTAGAATCTTCTGCTGGATTGGCTGCAAATACTGCAGGTGCTGGTGGTGGTACAAGCGCATTAAGCTCATTATTAAGTGGTGCTGGTACAGGTTCTCAAATTGTTGGTGGTTTAGGTGCATTATCTAAACTAGCTGGTGGTGCAGCTCAGATTGCTGGTGGTTCAAAATTAATGGGTGGAACAGGAGTTACTCCACAACAAGCTGCCCCATTTTCACCATACCAGTCTCAGCTATCTTCACAGTTATTTAATTTATTACAAAATCCTAGTACAGTTACTAGCACTCCTGGATACCAATTCAATCTTCAACAAGGCTTACAAGCTCAACAGGCTCAACAAGCTGCACAAGGTCGTTTAGTATCAGGTGGTGGGTTGTTACAAGCACAACAGTTTGGACAGCAATATGCTCAGTCTAGCTTAACTCAACAAGAACAAATGTTGGCTGGTTTAACTGGTGCTACACAATCTCCTGCTGCTGCGGCTACTGCTGGTTCTAATATTGGAGCAACAAACATTGGCTCTACACTTGGTGGATTATCTGCCATTGCCTCTGGTGCAGGTGGCGTGTTAAATCCATTGGCTACATTGTACGCAAACTACAATAGTTCAAATTTCAACTAAGGCAATAACATGGCATCTCCATTAGAAATGTTACAACTAGGTCAGCAATTTGACCCTTATGGTTCGTTTCGTCAAGGCGGAATGGAAGCACAGCAATATGATGTTAAACAAGGTCAATTAGATTTACAGCAACAAGCACTTAAACAAGCACAGCAAGATATGGCTCCTGCTGCAAATGCTCAACCATTGGCTGGTATGGCTGTAGACCCATTTGGCGGTAAATTTAATTTAAAAACTGCAGATGGCGAAGAAACTCTTGCTGGTCAAGCATCAACATATTTGCAAAAAGCCAATACAGAACAACAACTGTTTAATAAAGCTCAACAAAGAGCAAAGATTGCTGAATTGACTGGCGATGTAAACGCTCAAAGCAAAGCAATGGAAGAAGCTCGTCGTGCTGATGCCGCAATGACGGAAGCTAAAAATAAAGCCGCCACCTTTAAACAAGAAGGAACGGATGCTCTTGTATACAATGCTACGTTAGCTAAAAGCCAAGCAGAATATGATGCAAAAGTTAAAGCGGCTATGGAAAGGGCTGGCCTTAAAAATAGACCTTCTTGGTTGCCTGAAAAATGGTCTCCTGATTTAAAAGATGAAATATTGCCTCGTGCTTCTCAAAAAACTGCAGAAACTATCCAAACTCGTATTGATAGACAAAATGAAGAATTGCGTAGACAAGAAGACCAAAAATTTCAACGCAATAGAGAATATGCCCGTGAAAAAGAAATGACTGGTATTTTAGGTGCTATTGTTGGTAAAGAATATGCAGACGTTAAAGGTCAGGTTGAAGGTTTAAGAGCATTTTTACCAGACGATAGGATTAAAAGGTTGTCTGGTAAAGAGATTCCAAAAGTTTCATCAACTGTTCAATCTATTAGAGCAACAAGTGAACTTGCTGATTTGGTTGAAAAGCACCCACAATCAACTGGTGTTCCAGCGCAAATTATCAATTCATTTGAAAGATATTTACCTTCTCGTTACGAAAAAGATGAAGAAGGTGCTGTTAATGAATCCAAGATTCTTAACGATGTTGAAAAGTCTATGAAGGCAAAAAATGCTTCCCAAGATGAAATAAACTGGTCAAGAGCAATTGCCAAAAAAGTTTTGGACGTTGTTAATGAAAGAGCATTAGCAGCATCTGGAGGAGGTAGATTATTAATTTCAGAATTGAATCGTCAAGCTGAAGTATTAAAATCTTCTGGACTTACTCCAGAATCTGCTCCATTTGTTTATAGAGAATTGGCTAGAGGAGACCTTGATAAACTTCAATCTAGGTATGGTATTAAACCTGAAGAAATCAAAGGAATGGACATTAAGAAATCAGAAGAAGTAAAACCTGCTGAATCTAAAGCTCCAGATATTAAAGGTCAAGCAACAACAGCATTTGGTTCTTATGAGCCAGAAAAATATGAATATGGCATTAATCCTGCAACTGGTAAATTTGCTAGACGACCAAAAGGACAATAATAATGGCTCAATGGGAAGATGCTCCATCTGCTTCGGTAACAGTCTCTCCTGCTGGTGATAATTGGGAAGAGGCTCCAGAGCCATCAATGTTGCAAAAGGCTGGTAAAGCCATTGGTGATGTATCTGAAAAAGTATTGAAACAAGGTGGTATTGTTGATATTAAATCTCTATTAACAAGACCACAGGCATTAACCACAGACCTTACAAAAAAATTGGATGAGGCAAGCGGTGGGAAAATGTATGAGCCAGTTGCTCCAATACAAAAACCTATGGGGCAACGTGCCAGTGAATTAGGAGTATCTACTGGAGTAG